AAAGTTTGCGCCATTACGGATCGCTAACGCGGACGGTGAGGGTAAGATTAAGTATACCCCCGCTACTCAGATATGGTTCAACTCTGAAAAGCGCCGCTGGCATAGTAAGGTGAGCTACGAACCCGGCACAGAGCCGGACGATACAATAGGCTCAGCTTTGAATTGTTGGAGGGGTTGGGGATTTAAACTAGAGCATCTGGATAAGGCAGTTGCAGAAAGCGTTGTTGCGGATTTTAAGACCTTGACTGCGGCTTTGTGCAACAATGACTTAGAAGACGCGCATAAACTCACGCAAGCAATAGCCCACAGTATTCAAAGACCGCAGATTAAAATACGTCGCGGTTTGCTATTCGCCAATCCCACGGAAGGCGTAGGCAAGACAATGTTTGTGGAGTTTATATGCGCGCTTCATGGCACGGACAATTGTGCAATGGTGGACGCCACGGCGTTCGGTAAGTTCCTTGATTGGGCCAGATGCAAAACTGTCATAGCATGCGAAGAACTATTTAATGACCCAAAAGAAGCTGCAGGGATCGCCGCAATACTTAAGATACTGGTGTCGAACGATTTGTTAGATAGCGCGGGGAAGTATGAGAAAAGATTAAGTTTCCCTAACATGGCACTTGTGTTCGTGTTGTCCAACAAACTTGACGCCATACACTTCAAGGACGAAGACAGGCGTTGGGATGTACGGAGCCCGCACACAGTGTTGTCTAAGGCGTTCTATGCGCGGATGGCGACGTATAAGGCTTCCCCATCTGCGTTGGCTGCGGTTGCGCAATATCTGTCCACCTACGACCTGACCGGCTTCGACCCGAACGAGCGCGCGGTGATGACCGAGGCCAAGACGGCCATGGTGGAAGCCGGGCGCAGCGACCTGGAGACGTTTATCCGTGGCGTCATGGAGAATGAGGACGGGGGGAAGGAACTGTGGACGGCGGAAGACCTGCAGGTGGCCTACAATCACCTGCTCACCACCATCCAGCGCGAACAGGTGACCATCCATCGCGTGAGGATGTTGGCGACCAGCATGAGCATTCCTAAGCGTCGTCCGAACCTGCCAGTGGACGCCAGCGGGAAGCGCGGGAAGGGCCCGACGCTTTATCTGATGAGGAATGCGGAGGCGTGGCAAAACGCGACCGAGGAAGCCGTTCTCAACGCATATAAGCCACCGTGTAAATTAGGACAGACCCCGGAAAAGGACCCCGGGCTTCCTAAAAACGTTCATTGAGACGGTGAGCTAGAGCCTTTTTGACGGAGACGGTGGTTTTTTTGAACCCTGTCTCCGTATTTTTTTGTTTAATTTCCGTATCTTGACACCCTCTGAGACACTGAGACACTTCTTTTTAAATAAAAGTATATAATAGGACGTGTGTTACATGCATACAACCTATGGTAGGTTAAATATGAGAACATGAGAACATTTATATAAATATCAGCAAACACGAATTAAACACCACAGGTTGCAACGCTCGCATCACATGCCATTTCATAAAAGTTTTTCAAAACCGCTGAAAGCTGTGTCTAGCCGTCTCAGAGGGCTTAAGTCTATGAAATATAACGATAGTAACACCGTCTCAGCTGAGACAGGCCAGTGTCTCAGGGCTCGGGAGTGACTTGATGCACGGGGATGGGAAAGCCCTCACCATTTGTCTCGGAAGGGCGCAAATCGGCTCTTGACGCCCCGCCGCCGACCCGCTACAAAACGGACACAGCGCGGCTAGGGGGATACCCCGAAGCCTGGCACTTTCCACCAGTCGCCGCGCCCCTTCCATGGAAAGCTCACAGTAAGGAAAGGCTGTTCGATATGACTATAATTCCCGCACAACCAGGTTATTCAGCCCTTTACGAAAATATTCGTGAAGGCGGTTTTACAATTTTACAAATTATCGCATGGGAAATTGTAAAACCTAAAGATGATTACTCATTGCACGACGTCATACCGATTTCGTTTACCACAGATAATAGTCGTATTCCGATAGGTGTCGTATACCCTAATGGCTCCGTCGACATCTATGGTGAAGGTGAGTTCAGTTCATATGATGAATTCATTGAGTATCGTGCGGTTGAGGCCGGAAAGTCTGAGGTGAAGTCATGAACCGCACCATCCTCATCGCCCTACTTGTTGCGGCAACACTGTCCATCCCCGGCGCGGGCAAGGCGCAGATGCTCTGTCCGGTAGGCTACTGGCCAATCGGCAACGGCATGTGCTGCCCTATCGGCGCCGTCCCGGTTATGGGCCCCTACGGCGCCATGCAGTGTGGGAGGCCGTGATGACCGCCGAGACCTTACCGCACCAGGCGCGCGCCAAGCGCGCCACGGACCAATTTGTCATAACATTCGAGTTGAGCGTATCGCTCGCCCGCAGGAAGCTCATGCAGTCCCTGGCCCGCACGCGGCGCTCACTGGTGGCGCCACACGCCAAGGCTGAGAGACGCGCCACAGCTCAACGGCTGTATGATATCGCTCTCTCAGAAGCCGCTGGGCGCTACGTGAGGGCATGCGACGAGCGAAAGAGATTGGTCTGACGGTAGTCCATGGCTGTCAGGCCCGCTCCACCCGCGCAGACCGGTATGGACTTCCAGGACTGTCGCGGGTGGACCAAGCGTTTATGGAATGTAACCCGGCGCCACACACACACTCCTGTACGGCAGACAGTGTGTGGCGCGGCAGGGCAAAGCGCCTCCCTCCCCTAACGGGTTGACGCGAGACATAGGGGTGACAGCTCGGAACAGACGGCCCGGATTATGGCCCAGTGGCCCGCGCAGCTTAACACCCATCCCCCCGCAAGGTGTCTGCGCGGGGATGGGAAAGCCCTTACCGCGACAATCCGCCACGGCGGATATTTTTATGTTGACGCATAGGAGGAAACCTCCTAATGTCTGGTTATCGGAAGTCAAACAAACGGGAGTTACGGTAATGAATTCGGACTTTTTGAATCAAATCGACTCAATGAACCTTACTGCTCTGAAGGATGTTTATAAGAGTGAGACTGATGAGGACAGACGCGACGCCATATTTCAGTGCGTGGTTATCCTTATCGGCGAAGATAGTGAAGATGATAATGCGGATCACGTGAGCGCTGCGAAAGACTTCCTTGTTCGGGATTAACCGATAGCAACGGCGGACCGTATACGGTCCACCAACTCAAACAAACGGGGTTACTGGCGATGCACGAATGCTATGCGGACGGGTGGGACGGTAGGGCGTACCAACACGTTGTGATATTTCTCAACGCCGGTCAGGCGCAGTGCACAGCGGAGGTGAGCGCTGAATTCTATCAGCTCTATGGCTACACCCCGGAATTTGTGCTTGTGGTGCCTATCGGGATGGAAAGGGTCTGCGCGTGAGCGCACCAACACCTAAGGAAATCCGTAAGCTCCGCCAGTTGGCGGGGCTTACCCAACGTCAGGCCGCCGAGGTCATTGGTCTGACTGACGAACGCTCTTGGCGCGCCTACGAAATGGGTGAATATAAAATACGCCCGTTGTCTTGGGTCAGATTTGTTAAACATGTGAGGGATGCATGCGGAGTCCGTTGAAGGAAAATATTCTGGGCGTGGTCTACGTGCTCTACACGTTGGGCATGGCCGTAGCAGTCATTAACGGCGCGAAATTCGCCAGTCTCATGGCGCTTATGTTGCTGAGCGTTGCTGGCGTCATTGGGCTTGTGCTGTTCTCAGCATTGTTGGCTGCGTTCGTCGTTGGCTTCGCGGTTGCGGCTGCGGAAAGAGATTACCATGACTGAACAGAGCGACCTGCTGAGGCGTATCAATGCACCCGTGTTGCCCGATGGTCACGGTATTGATACGACAGATGGCTGCATGCGACAGTGGTTCCGCCAGCCTATTCGCAATATCATGAACATCCCCGTGACTGCTGTTGGCGATTATGGCGTGTTTGACGACTTGCAAAGACTGCTTGACAAGTAGTTCGGGGCGGCCTTATGGTCGCCTCTCAATTTAACGGGGGGATATTCCATTGACTACCGAAATGGTCGCCAAGCTCGCGACGGCCTACTTTTCCAAGAACGAATGCGCGCCCGAGAGCATCCCGGACGTGATGAACGAGTTCGCCAAGGCGCTGTCCGGCATTGCCGCTAATGGCGTAGCGCCCGTCGAGGCGGAGTGCATTCCGCTGGTCCCGGCTGTATCCATCAAGAAGAGCATCACGCCCGACGCCATCATTTGCCTGGAAGATGGGCGCGCCTTCAAATCCCTGAAGCGCCACTTGCAGACCCACTACAGCATGACGCCCGCCGAATACCGGGCCAAGTGGGGGTTGCCCAACGATTACCCCATGGTCGCGCCGAACTACAGTGCGCAGCGCGCGGCGCTTGCCACGAAGATGGGCTTGGGCAAAAAGAAGGGTGGCGCGTGATGGCTGGCGACGATATCGTTGAGTCATTCCCGGGTGCTGAGCCGCGCCCGGAACCGACGCCACCACCCGCCCCTGAACCGGAGCCTGAGGACTGACAGCAGCCAACAGCAAGTCGCTTACACAGAAGCGGCTTGCCTTTTGTCACGCATACGTCTCAAACGGCAATAAGCGCGACGCCTATGTGACAGCATTCGCGGCGGATGGTCTGACCGAGGGCCAGATGAATCAGCGCGCCAACGCGTTGCTGAAAGACCCTGTCGTTGCGGGCTACATTGAGCAGTTGCGTGTCGAAGCCCGCGAGCGCTGCGAAATCAACCTTGACACGCTCACGGCCATGTACCTGGAAGACCGCAAATTCGCGCGCGAATGCATGCAGCCAGCGGCCTGTATAAGCGCCGTGACGCATATTGCCAAGTTGCACGGTCTATACACCGAGAAACAGAAGGTGACGCTTGACCGCACCTTTACCGACATGGGTGAGGATGAGCTACGCGCCTGGATACAGACCAAACTGGCGACGGTAGTCAGTGATTGAGCTTGCGCTGGCCATTAAGGAGCTTGAGCGCAAGAAATTGCGGCGGCTCTTTAATGGCCCGTGCGGGCTGTACCACTTCATAAAACACTTCTGGCATACCGTAGAGCCATCCAACCAATTTGTAGACGGGTGGCCTATTCTCGCCATCTGCAGGCACCTGGAGGCAGTTCACCGAGGCGAGATTACGCGCTTGCTCATGAACGTGCCGCCGGGTTCTATGAAGTCCCTCATAACTAACGTTTTTTACCCCGCCTGGGCCTGGTCCGCGGGTGGGAAAGCCGGTCTGCGCTTCGTGTCGTTCAGCTACGGCTCGTATCTGACGGAGCGCGACAACGAGCGCATGTTGATTGTGCTCAAGTCTCCCGAATTTCAAGATTTGTACGGCCATTGCTTCAAGCTTACGGCCGAAGGGAAAGTGAAAATAGGTAATGATAAGCGTGGTTGGAAGTTTGCTTCATCAGTGGGAGGTGTTGGTACTGGCGAGCGTGGTGATGTTATTTTATATGACGACCCACATCCTGTATTGTCTTCTCAGGAAGTCATTGAAACGACTGTAACCTGGACGCGCGAGACCATGATGAACCGTCTGAACGACATGGTGCGTTCGGCGATTATCTGCATCATGCAGCGGGTTAACGAGGCGGATGTAAGCGACTTCTTCATTAACGGTGAGGAACGTTTTGAACACCTGCTAATCCCCATGGAATACGAGCCGGACCGCGCCACCACCACGAGTATCGGCTGGAGCGACCCGCGCACAATAGCCGGTGAATGCTACTGGCCCGAACGGTTCCCGCCTGAGGCCGTTAAGCGCAATAAAGCACAAGGCCCGTTCGCCTGGGCGTGCACGCCGTATGAGTCACCTATACTCATGGCCGATTTATCTTTAAAACCAATAGGTGAAATTAAAATAGGTGATGAAATAGTAGGTTTCGGTAAAGCCGAGATAGGTAAGAAGCGTCACTTATTGAAAACAACCGTTTTGGATATTCATACATCTATACGCCCTATTGTAAAGGTTACGTTAGACACTGGCGAAGTAATACGTTGTACTAAGGATCACAAATGGTTTACAGGTAGAAGCGGTTCAGGTAGTCATAGTGAATATATTCCCGCCCGTATAGGTGGTGAATTGCATAGGGTATGTCCGTCTAAAATAGATACTGTAAAGACAGTAGAGGAGGCTGTTGACACGGGTTGGCTTGCTGGCTTTTTCGATGGCGAAGGCACCGTTAGTATTCAAAAAAGAGAAAATGAAGACGGTCATTACGCAAAGTCTACGTCATTGGTGCAATTTACCCAATCCTTGGGTAGAAATAAACATATATGCGATAAATTGGAATTAGTACTCACAAGACTTGGTTTCACTTATGGTTACAAGGATGTAAGGGTTAATCATGAAAAATGGGACGCTTGTAGACAGTATTATTTAACTGGTAAACGCCTACCTTTATTGCAAAAATTTCTTTATTATATCAAACCTATTAAATGGGTGGACCGTTTCATTACGGGCGCTTATGGGACTAAATTTATCATATCTAGTGAGAAGGTTGTGAGTATTGAGCCCGGTGGCGAGGAAACTGTATACGGTATTACAACGGGTACAGGGAATTATGTGGTATGGGGTATGGCTTCATCTAATAGTCAATACCAACAAAGGCCGGAAATACGTGGTGGCGGAATACTCAAACGCGATTATTGGCAGGTTTGGGAGAAAAATACTTGGCCTAAATTCGAATATATTGTGGCGTCACTAGACCCTGCGTTTACTAAGCTCAACCACAACGATCCATCCGGCTTCACGATTTGGGGAGTATTTGAGCACGGCGCAATGCTCATGTACGCGTGGCGCAAGTGGCTTGAGATACATGGCCCGGAGCTGGAGCGGTTGCCCGGCGAGACCATCGAGGAACACCGCGAGCGTTCCCGTCCGCTCTGGGGCCTCGTTGAGACCGTGGCGGACGACTGCCGACGGTTCCGTGTGAACCACCTGCTCATTGAGGCCAAGGCGTCCGGCCACAGCGTGAGCCAAGAAATGGCGCGACTTTACCCAGGCCATTGCAGTCTATCGCTCATAGACCCCAAGGGACTGGATAAAGTCGCTCGCGCTCTTAGAGTACAGCCAGAGTTTAGCAACGGCCAAATCTGGGCACCGCGACGCAAATACGCCGACCTAGTCATTGACGAGTGTGCTGTATTCCCGCGAGGCCGTCACGACGATTTGGTGGACTCCGCTGACATGGCTATCTGGTGGTTGCGTTCCCACGGATACATGCAACGTCGGAGCGAACGCGCCCGCGAACAGCAACGTCTGGCGAGCGATTACAAAACGCTCGAGCCGCTCTATCCGGCCTGACCGCCTGCGGGGAGAATATAGCAAGAAGGTCGTGAACGTCTCAGATTTTGCTTGCTAACGTGGGGTCGAACCGTTAACGTGCCTCTGTGAACAACCATGGAGACACGCGATGAACGATTCAACCCCACAAAGCTTGGGCGGCAAAGCGCGCGCCCTGACTCTTTCACCAGAAGAGCGTAGCAGGATAGCCCGAGAGGGCGCAATAGCCAAACGCGACATGCCCGTCGCTGAATTCGGCTCCCCCGATAAGCCCATTCGCATCGCCGATATCGAAGTCCCCTGCTACGTCCTGAAAGACGGGCGGAGGGTTATCATCATGAAAGGTATGCTGGAAACTCTGACGATAGCGCAAGGCGGTTCCATGGTTTCTGGAGTGAGTCGGCTTGAGCTTTTTACCTCTGGAAAGCTCATAAAGCCGTTTATTTCCAACGAGTTACTAGAGCGAGTCCGAAATCCTGTAAAATTCAAAATCGGTCCTAATACGACATATGGCTTTACGTCCGACACATTAATTGAAATAGCTGAGGCGGTTGTTAAAGCGGATGACGCGGGTGTTTTACAACCTCAACAAGCTCGCATAGCAAAGCAGTGTAGAGTCATAATATCCAGCCTCACACGCGTCGGTCTTATAGCACTCATTGACGAGGCAACGGGTTATCAAACGCGGCGTAGTGCTGATGAACTTCAACAAATATTGGAAAAATACATTTTACCTGAGCATCGCCCATGGATGAAAACAATACCGGAAGAATTTATGGACGAAATGTTTCGTGTGTACGGTTGGGAAAGACAAGAGTTTAACAGAGGTCCTAGATATGCCGGGAAACTTATTAAAGAACTTATATATGAAAGATTGCCTGACGAGGTTCTACCAAAACTTGAGGAACTTAACCCGTTAGACAAAAATAAACAGAGGAAATTCAAGCATCATCAGTTCTTAACGAATGAACTAGGACTTGGACACTTTAGAACACAGGTGATCACTATAATGACGTTGTTGCGTATTTCGAAAGATAAGCTGGAGTTTAAAAAACATATCAAGGCGTTGTTTGGTTCACAAACCGCCGAGCTAGTTGATAGCGAATAAGAGTGTACGCAGGTTTTCTAACTCAACTCAATGGGGCAAGACTATGGATAAGCATTTTGGAAATGAAGCTGTTCGGATATTGACGGGAAAGACAATTGCCAAAGTTGAGCCGTGCACAGTGGCGGAGTGTGACGGTTATAATACAGTAACTCTGACATTCTCTGACGAAACGCAAGCAACAATCTATCTGAAAGACGTTTACGGGCCGGGTAACGGGTGGGAAAGCCTTGCTATAATTGAAGGTGACTACGACACGGCTCAGAACGACTGTATCAAGACGGCGAAACTGAACTCAGATGGGGCGGGGGCTTGATACAGACCCCTCCCAGCGCTCATAACCTGTCAAGAGAAACCCGCCACCCGGCGGGTTTTTTATTGCGTGCCTGCAACTCGTGTGGCAACGTGTCGCAGGGGAGAGCACATAATGACCGCCGAATACGACCCAACGACCGGCAAGTGGATTGAAGCGACGCCTGAGGGCGGTGCGCTCATTTACGACGCCGACCCCTCCGTTGACCTGGATGACGACGGCCCGGAACTGTCCACCAATCTTGCCGAAAAACTGGACGCTGCGGAGCTTGCGCGCATTGCTCTCGAGGTCGTCGAGGGCGTCGAGGAAGACGAGCGGAGCCGCGCCCAGTGGCTCGCCAAACGCGCGCGCGCCATTGAGCAGCTCGGCTTGCGTACGGACCTGGTGGGCGCTGTGTCCGCCGGCGGGCTCGCGGGCATATCGACCGTGCGTCACCCGCTGTTGCTGGAAGCCTGCATCCGCGCCCAGTCCAACGCACTGGGAGAGCTCCTACCGGCTGAGGGGCCTGTCAAGGTTGAGGACAGCGACGATGAGCTGTCCGGCCTGCTTGAGGACGCCTGCAACACGTATTTGACGGACGTGGCCACGGAGTACGTGCCGGACACGGACAGGATGCTCTTTCAGACATTCGCCGGTGGCGCTGGCTTCAAGAAAGGCTACCATTGCCCTATCCGTAAGCGCCCCGTCATCGAGGCGATAGACGCCAAGGACTTGATTGTCTCCAACAACGCCACTGACCTCATGGGGGCGAACCGCGTTACGCACCGCATTGAAATGTCTCGCAACACCCTCCGCCGCATGCAGCTGGCGGGCGTCTACCGCGACGTGTCCCTGCAAGACCCGGTCGAAGAGCTGGACACAGTAGCCCTCAAGGTTTCGAGCATGCAGGGTGTCGCCAAAACCGGCATGCGCCCACAAGACACCAACTATACGCTGTATGAATGCTATATAGACCTTGATATCAGCGGCCACGAACATAAGAAAGATGGGAAGGCTACGGACTTACCCATTCCCTATAAAGTAACGGTTGACAAATCTTCTCAGAAGGTTCTGGCCATTGTGCCGAACTATGACGAGGAAGACGAGGATTGCAAGAAACTGCGCAACTTTGTCATGTATCCGTTCATCCCTATGTTTGGCTTCTGGCCCTCCGGCTTCAACCATATACTCGGCAATACCGAAAGCGCGCTTACCGCTGCTTGGCGTATCATGCTTGACAACGGGATGTTCAACAACTTCCCGGTCTGGTTGTACAAGAAGGGCGGGACGAAGAACGACAAGCCGATATTCCGCGCCAATCCGGGCGAAGGTATCGCCATCGACAGCATCGAGGGCAAGCTGAGCGATAGCGTCATGCCCGTGCCATACCCCCAGCTCAACCCAGCCTTTATGCAGCTGGTGGACAGCATGGCCCAGACGGGGCAGCGGCTCGGTGGGACAGCTGAGGCGCAGATAGGTGAGGGGCGTCAGGACGCACCTGTTGGCACGACGCTAGCCCTTATCGAGCAAGCCACCAAAATCATGGCCGCAGCGCACAAGCGCTTGCATACCGCCCAGGCCGAAGAATTTGTGATGCTGCGCGAGCTGCTACAGGAAGACCCTGAGGCGCTCTGGCGTGGCCGCACGCGACCCGACAATGCCGACGTCATCATACAGGCGCTGAGTGACTTCACCTTGTCACCGCGCGCCGACCCGAATACGCCGAGCCACATGCATCGCCTGGCACGGACCGCGGCGCTCGCCCAGCGCTGCGACGCCAAGCCGGACCTGTACAACGCGCGCGCCGTCGAGGAAGAGATACTGCGGACCTTGGGATGGGGGAGCCCTGACCGGTTCATGAGTGACCCGAACGTGCAGGCACAGGCCGTGCCGCAGTCCGATGAGGTCAGCGCCATGCAGGGGCTCGCCATGCAGCGGCTCGCCAGCGACAAGATGAAGAACGAGAGTGCTGTAAGCCTTGCGCAAATGAAGATGCAGGATGCTGAAGCGAACCGCCAGATTAAGGTGATGGATATTCAGCAACGTGCTCACGACGCTGAAGCAGATCGCGCCGCCAAAATTCAAGAGAAGTCAATGGATATCGCACACTCGCTTGCAGTCCATCCAGAAGCACAAGGTTCTATTTCATGAAACACATTAGAGCTGCCGCGAAAGTCTCGCGCGCATCAAAGTTAAAGGCATTGACTGGCAGCGCGCCGTCATCTGCGCCGCAGGCGTCCACTTCCCGTGCGTCTGCGGCGCAGCCTCCACAGCAGTCCGTCATGCCGCCAATTAGTGGCGCGGGCGGGCCGATGGCTGCCACCGGTGGGGGCGATCCCATGATGCCGATGCAGGCCAAGCGCGGCGGGGCCGTCAAGAAACGTGCGGCTGGCGGTTCCGTCAAGATGACCGCCGGGGCGGGGAGTGGTGACGGGCGGCTCCAGAAAACTGAGGCGGCTAAGAGGTCGAAGTGAGACCACAGTTTGAACGGGGATTAATGAGAGAACTCGCCAAGTTGCGTCAAGAAAAGCTTGAGCAACTTGGCAAAGGCGTGGACTTCGAAAGCTACCGATTTTGGTTAGGTTACCTGAAAGCTTTTGAAGATTTTACAGTACTGTTAGCAGAGCTTAAGAAACGGGAAGACGATAATGGCGAGTTTTGAACCAGCGAGAGTATTGGAGTACCAAGACGGGCAAGACCCTAAAGGTGTAGTTTGGGAAGCGCTTGGTGGAGCTCTTAAAGACCTTACGTTATATCGTAACGACGTGTTGCTGGTTACATCCCCTATTATGGCCAAAAGTAAGGGTGGTATCATTCTAGCCGATAAGACCAAGAACGAGGAACGTTTCCAGGGTAAGATTGGTCTTATCGTCCAGATGGGTGAAGTAGCGTTCAATGATGACGAGATTTGGCCGAATGAAAGTAGTCGGCCTGTAGTTGGCGACTGGGTGTTTTATCGCAATGCTGACACTCATGAGTGCAGTATCAATAAGATATCTTGTCGCTTTATTAAGGACCACTTGATTATCGGGAAAGTATCTGCGCCAGATGCAATTAGATGACCAGGAGTTAGTGTCGCCCTTGGGCGGCGATTTGGAGCTGCATCGGGCAGAAGCGAACGTTACGCCCGATCCCGAGGCCGACCCATACGCCGCGCTTGAGGCGCAGTTCAAGGCCGCTGAGGCCGACCGGGATGCTGCCCGGGCGGAAGCCGCCGCCGAGAAAGCCAGGGCCGAAGAGCTGCGCACGCGCGTTGCACAGCACGAAGTCGGTGAAACCCGAAACCACAAGGTGCTCATTGAGCAGGCCATGGTCGTCACGCAGACGGCTGTCGACTACGCCAAGGAGCGCTACCGCAAGGCCCGGCTCGAAGGCGACATTGACGAAGAGCTGGCGGCTACCGAGGCGTTGACGGACGCTCGTGACCAGCTCCGCCAGCTCAAGACCGGCCACGAGCAAGTCGTTGAAGCCGTCAAGCGCCCGCCCGCTCCGCCGGCGCCGACCGGTGACCCGGTGGAGACGTACATTGATGCCAACTTTGCCGAGCCGCGCGACCGCGAGTGGTTGCGCCTGCACAAGGCCGACGTGTTCGGCGGCGATGAGAAGCGTAAGCAGTTGGCCATCCTGGGAGACCAGACGGCTGCATTGAAGGGTTTGAGGCCTGGTACGGATGCCTATTATGCGTTTCTGGATGCTCATATGGGCTATGATGCGACGGATGAGGGTGAAGAAGCTGTTGAGGCGTCGACACCAGCTCAGAGGCCTGCGACCCCGGCGGTAAAGAGCCGACGTTCGCCCGGCGCGCCTCCCGCGCGTAACGGGGATGGGAAAGCCCCTGCCGCCACGGGCGCAACCCCTGAGATTGTGGCGCTCGCTCGCGACCTTGGTATGTCGCCAGCCAAGTATATGGAATATCAGGCCGGTTTGGCCGAAGGGAAGTATCCAGGTTATAGGTTGATACGCTAATGTCAAGAGCTACGAGAGAAGAAATTCGCCCGGAACTGCGCTCAGGTGAAGTATTGGGCCGCGACGGTACAGTAAAACGTCGTAACCGCAATTTTGAAGACCCGTTCGAAGTCCCTGAGCACCTTAAAGAGCCGGGCTGGACGTACCAGTGGAACAGGATGACTTGCTTTAACGCACCTGACCCAATGGAAATGAACAGAATGATGGACAACGGTTGGGAATACGTTCGGCCATCAAGTCGTTTGGGCCAGATTTACGGTGTAACCGACAAAGACTATATCGAAATCGGTGGCCTTGTACTTATGGAACGTCGTAAAGAGCTTACCGAAGAAGCTCTTGAAGAGAACCGCCGCAAAACATCCGAGCAATACGGCGCTTTGATGGGCCGTAGTTCCGATTTGAGCGTTCCCAAGGGTTATGAGAACCGTGGGAAGACAGTACAAAAGACGGGTAGAGAAGCTTATCGCGCCGATGGGCCTATCCCAGAATGAAAACCGTGAGCGCGCCGCTCGCATTTACTTAATTGAGGATAGAAATGGCAAATACTAATTCGCCGTTTGGGTTTAAGCACTTAGGCTTTGCCCAAGGCGGAGCGGCGGCGACTTTTGGTCTTCGTCGCGTCAAAGTTGCATACAATTACGGCACGGCGCTCTATGCGGGTGACGTCGTGGAGGACCTGGGGAGCGGCTACGTGGGCCAGTATGGCTCGGCTGGTAGCGGCAACGTCATTGGCGTTGTGCGGTCCTTCGAGTACCTGTCCACGTCGCTCGGGCGTAAAGTATGGTCCACCTACTTGCCGACGACCGACCACGCCAACGATATCGACGCGCTGGTAATCCCCATTCAGGGCGTTCCCCCGCAACTGTTCCTGGTGCAGGCGTACTTATTGCCGTTCGCCATCACCCACCTTGGCACCAAAGTCGTGCCGACTGCAGGTACTGGTTCGGTTATCGGCGGGCGCGGTAAGTCGGGCATGACCGTTACGGCTGGTAGCGGCACGACGAACACCTACCCGTTCCGCGTTGTTGACCTGTACAGCAATATCGCCGCCAAGGGCGCCAACGGAACTGACGATACGTCAAACTATAATATCGTCGTTGTGCAATCCGAGCCTTATGAAGCCGTGGGGATTTAAGTAAATGGCTGTTAATCTCGCATCAATTGCAAACCAGTTACTTCCCGGCTTGATGGACGTTACTGGCGAATACGACAAGGTCCCTGCCGAGTGGAAGGACGTCTTTACGACCAAAGTGTCAAAGATGGCCATCGAACGCTCGCTCCAGGTCCGTTACCTGGGGGCCGCTCGCCAGAAGCAGGAAGGTGAAGCCAGCTACGCCGATAACGACTCAGGCGACCGCGGCGTGTACAATATCGAGCACGTTGAAGCCTCGATTATGTACGCCATGACCCAGAAGGCCATTGAAGACGGCCTGTATCGTGAGAATTTCCGGCCAACCAACCTTGGCCTGAACAACTCCATGGTGGCGTTCTGGAACGCGTATGCGGCCAATATCCTCAACGCCGCCACCACGTATGACAGTAACATTGGCGGCGATGGGAAAGCCCTTCTGGCGACCGACCATCCGATTGACAGCGGCACGCTGAGCAACACCAACAGCACGCCGCTCGCCCTTCAGGAAAGCTCACTCATTGCTGGAATGAAGGCCATCAGGAAGTTCCGTGACGAGGCGGGTATTCTGGTTGACGCGTTCGG